GATATGTTTATTAGGTTCTCGGACCAAGAAGCAATAAATACTTATGCACCATCAGCAACTAATACAGCTGGTACACAAAGACTACAAGATGGTACAAAAATTGTTGGAGCATTAAAAGCAAAAGAAGTTATTTTGATATGGACAGACAATGCATTGTATACAATGAAATTTATTGGTTCTCCTTTTACATTTGGTTTTGAACAAGTAGGTACTAACTGTGGATTAATTGGACAAAACGCTGTTGTAGAAATAGATGGAGCTGCATTTTGGTTAAGTCCTAAAGGTTTCTTTATGTTTGACGGTACAGTAAAATCTTTATCTTGTACTGTTGAAGATAGTGTGTTTGATAATTTTGATACTACAAAAGGTCAACAAGTTTCAGCAGGTTTAAATAATTTATACACAGAAATAACTTGGAGTTATCCAAGTGCAACATCTGATTTTAATAACAAATATGTTATATTTAATTTTGGTGAGTCAGCAGGTATACCTGGTGGTGTTTGGTATACAGGTACAGAAGCTAGAACAAGTTGGATGGATGCAACTATATATCCTAATCCATATGCTACTAAATATAATAGCACAGCAACAGGAACATTTCCTGCAATCGTAGGTGAAACAGGTTTAGGACAAACAACATATTTTGAACATGAAGTAGGTACAGATCAAGTTAATCCTAATGGTACAACAACTACAATACCATCATTTATACAATCTTTTGATTTTGATTTAGAACAAAGACAAAGAGATGCACAAGGCAAAGCATCTGGACCTAAAGTTGCAGGAGAAGCATTTCTTGCGGTTAGAAGATTTGTGCCAGATTTTAAAACATTATTAGGTAATGCTAAAGTAACTATTGGAGTAAAAAGATATCCTCAACAATCAACAACTACTAGTGTATATAGTCCTTTTACTATTACATCTTCTACTACAAAAAAAGACACAAGAGCACGTGGTAGATTTTGTAGTTTTAAAATAGAAAATGATGCTACTAGTGAGTCATGGAGATTTGGAACTTTTAGAGTAGATATACAACCGGATGGTAGAAGATAATGGCTAAAATAAATGTAAGAATACCAGAACCAAAACAAGAGTATGACGTATCTAACCAAAAACAAATTAACAGAGCTCTAGGATTAATGAAAGAACAATTAAATTCTACGTTTCTAGACGAACTAAAACAGGAGCAAGAGAGAATCTCTTGGTTTATCGGTGGCTAATATATATACAAACTCAAAAATAGATTTTACAGATACATCAAATACAACTGTTTATACAGGGCCGACTGCGACTACTAGTATTATTAAATCTATTTTAGTGTCAGAAGACTCTGGTAATGCTGATAGTATATCAATAACATTAACTGCTGGAGCAGCGGTATTTAATTTGTTTAAAACAAAGGCAATTTCTGCTAATGAAACAGTTGAGTTATTATCACAACCACTTATAATGCAAGAAGGTGAAATTTTAAAAGCAACCGCAGCCACAGGAAATAGGTTACATATGGTTATTTCTGTGCTACAAATAAATAGAGATTAATATATGGCATTTATAGAAGAAGGAACAGTAGAATACGTAGAAATAGACGGTAAAAAAGTACCGGTTGTTAAATGCGAAGCTGAGATAATTTTAAAAAATAAAGAAACTAATCAAGAATATAACTCAGATCAAGAAGCAGAAGACGATATTAACAATCCAGATACTGATACACAAAGAGAACATATAACTAGAACTGTAAAAATTAAAGTTGCAAAGATACCAACTATCGGTGCATCTTCTGACAAGGACGAATAATGGCTATAACAAACGCACAACAGTATCAACAACTAGTAAACAAACCAGCAAACGGTAAACGACCTGGTTATAAAGGTTCAGATTATGGAGATCAAGCTAAAGGTACAGGTGCTTATAGTGGAGGACCTCCGGGAAATACAGGTGGTGGCAGCACAGATAGAAGTCGTACTACTGATAGACAAGATTATAATACAGCGATAGCTACAGGTAAAAACCCATTAGGCTTAGATTTAAGTAAAGGTCCACCTGATTTAACACCTAAAGAAAAAGAATTTAATAGATTAAATAATTTAAGTTTTACTGAAAGATTTAGAGTAAATTCATTAAAAAATTTATATGATCAAAAATTTGGATATAAAAAAGCAACTCCTGGTTTTTTAAGTGTATTAAATATAATGAATCCAGCTTTAAATGTTTATGAAAGATCTGATCCAAATCTTGATAATTATGGTATGACAGGAAAAGATTTAACAGATACTGACAGAATAGCAGATGCTATTAATAATGCACAAGACACCGGTGATATAACCCAAGCTGAATTTGAAAACGCATTTTTTGGTCCCGATGGTCCTCCTGAACCTCCAAAAGGAGATGATGGACCAAGTGATCCTTGTAAAGGACCTAACCCACCAGCATATTGTTTTGTAGGTATAAGATCAACAGCTCCTACAACAACAGATCCTGTTGTGGATACACCAAAAGGAATACCATACAGACTTATGAATAAAGGTGGTATGACAAATCCAGAAGATTTAATAGGTGGTTTAGCTGATGGTAATATGGATGAAACAGGAAGACAGATGTATGGTCTTGGTAAACTTATTAAAAAAGCTACAAGAGCTGTTAAGAAAGTTGTTAAATCACCAATAGGTAAAGCTGCATTGTTATATGCGGGTGGTAGTTATTTATCAGGTTCAGGAATGTTTGGAGGATTAAAAGGTACTTTATTTGGTCAAGCAGGATCCAGAGTAGGTCAACCTTTTGTGCCTTTTAAAGAAGGGTTATTTACAAAATTAGGTTTAACAAAAGGTGGTGGATCTTTAATGCCAACAGCTTTAGGAGGTATTACAGCAGCATCAGCATTAGCAGGTTTAATGACACCTCAAGAAGAAGAGGAGGAACAAGAAGAAGATAGAGGAAAAGGTTTAGATATAGCTGGTATTAGAAGAAATCCATACCTTGCTATGCAAAGATCAGGTAGTCCATATAGATTAATGGCTGAAGGTGGGAATGCAGAACCAGTTGCTAAAAATGTTATGCCATTATTAGATATGGATGGTAAAGAAAAAGATTACAGAGAAACAGGTGGTTTTGTAGACATGGGTAGAATGGAAAAAGCAGATGATGTCCCTGCAAGATTATCAAAGAATGAGTTTGTATTTACAGCAGATGCTGTTAGAAATGCAGGTGAGGGAGATATAGACAAAGGCGCAGAAGTTATGTATAATATGATGAAAAATCTCGAGTCCGGAGGTGAAGTATCAGAAGAATCGCAAGGATTAGATGGCGCTAAAGAAATGTTTCAAACATCACAAAGATTAGAAGGAGTTTTATAATGGCTACAGAAACAGTACGAAATTTACCTGCGCAGTTTATAGAAGATATAGGTAAAGATCTTGCAACACAGATTACAGCACAATCAGCCATACCAGTAGTTTCACAAGGAATAGGTTCATTAACACAACAAACAGGCGAAGACGCTGCACAATTTAAAGCACGTCAAGATGCAGCTACACAATTTGGAATTAGACAAGATAGTTTAGCAGGACTTGCACCACAAGTTGCTGCACAAGATGCATTACAAACACAAGCACAAAATTTAGCAACAGATGCCGCAACAGCTTCTGGTTTAGGATCGTTTCAACCATACCTAACAGCAGCACAAAATTTAACTGGGCCAATGACAGCTCAACAACAACAAGATTACATGTCACCATATCAATCACAAGTTATTGATGCATCACTTGCAGAGTTTGATAGAAATGCAGCAATCAATAGACAACAAATACGTGACAATGCAGTTTCATCTGGTGCCTTTGGCGGCGGCAGAGAAGGAGTTCTGCAGTCGGAATATCAATTAGGATCAGATAGAAATAGAGCTATGTTACAAGCTGGACTGTTGGAGCAAGGTTTCAATCAAGCACAAGCTCAAAGAGGACAAGATTTACAAACTCAGCTAGGTCTGATGAGTGCTGTGCCTGGATTACAATCTAACAGAATTTCACAACTTGGAACGTTGGGCGCATTAAACCAGGCGCAAGCACAAGCAGGACTAGACGCAACAAGAGAAGCTACTAGAATGGCAACATTCCAACCACAAGAACAGTTAGACAGATTTTCTGGTCAAGTAACTGGTCTAATGGGTGGATATCCAGCAGCATTCCAATCAACAAACATACCAAACCCTACACCGTTACAAACAGCGTTAGGTGTTGGTACAACGTTATCAGGAATTTATGGTGCAGTTAAAAATGCAGGTGCACCATCAACTATAATTAATACTGGTAAACCATAAAATTAATGAACAGAATATTAAAAAGACCAATGTTTAGAAGAGGTGGATCTGCTAACGAAGGTATAACTTCAGGGTTAGATACACCAAGAGTTAATTACAGCACTGGTTTAAATTTTGATATGGCTAAAGTATTACAAGATACACAACAACAAGTACAAAATCCTGAAGTACAAAAAGCTTTTACACCATATTTTCAAAGACCAAAAGGTGAAGGATTAAATAGATTTTTAACTAACTTTGGTTTAGATTTATTATCAAGACCACCACAAGGTGGTTTTTTTTCTACAGTTGCAGCTGCAGCTAAAAAACCTACACAAGATTTATTTGATGATATAGATGCACAAAGATTAGGTCAGCAAGCAGGTCAAGCAGATTTATTTAAAACATTATTACAAGGAAACATTGATATTGCAGCAGAAGCTGCTGGTGGTAGTAAAGGTAAAAGTTATGCTAAATTAGAAATAGCAAATAATATTGAAGAAACAATGAAAGAAATTGTAGAGTTAGAAAAAAAACAAGCTAATGGTGAAGATGTTGCACAACAAATAAAAGAGAAAAAAGCAAGACTAACATTTTTAACTAAAGAAGATGCTGTTGGTAAGTCTTTAATGGAAAATAAAGATTTTTCTAAACGAGTATTATTCTCTATTATGGCAGAACTTAAAAAAGAAATGATACCAGATCCAAATAATCCTGGTCAACAGGTGCCAAAATACAAAGGTGATTCTGATCCTTTATTGTTAAAAGAAGCATATAAAAAATACGAAGAATT